GACATATACTTTTCAGCATCCATATATTCTCCCCATGACATAGATTCTAAATGAGGAATAAATCCGAATTCAGTACCTGCTAGTTTAAACCTATGAATAAGATGCTGATCGTAATTCTCGAACATCTTAGTAAACTTATTAGTAAGATCTAATACTGAACTTACTTCTAGCTTTAATACTGCAGTTAAAGGAATCTTACAAAGTACGGAAATCATCTTTCTAGCTGATATCTCCTCTTCATCATTCGGATTACTTATCTTCATTAGATACTGATACTGCTCTAGAGTTATCTCTGATAAATCAGTAGGGATATATAATTTCGCTTCCATTCTATTTAATAACTTTTTTTAATTAATATGTACTACCTTACTATATTTGTAACTGCTTATGTTCTCATAATAAGTTTTAGGTTTTAAGGGGATTCTTCGGGATTCCCTTTTTTTATCTTATATGATAAGTTCCTCTATTCGGATTTCCTAGAGCTTTCGTTATAAAATAACGTGATGCATCTATTCCATGATTCCATTTATCCTCAGGAATACTCTTATTAGTTTTCTCTATCCATGAATAGTTCTGAAACTCCTTAATCAGGTTCTTAGAATCCTTATCTATTACTATCTTATACTCATTCATCAGAGAGATACCTGCAGTTACACTACCTGCTCCCTTCTCTGCTTCTACGATATTTAAACCTCTTTGCCTAAGCTCTGATATTAAGCGAGGTTCTGCAGAATCAGCTACTATAAGTTCTTTATCTGCATACTGCCTATTATAGTTATATAGATGCCCTGTATTTAGTCCTACTTCAAAGAAGCACTCCTTTAGATAGATTTCTTTTCGCTTTCTATTTATACCTACCTTAATTAACGTACTAGGATCATTACTAAATCCGAAGTCTTGACCGAATCCTGTTATCTCTCCATCTCTATACTCTCCTATTTCGAAGTTGCTAAAGATAGCTCCTGTAGGTTGTGCTCTCTCTCCAGTTCCGTAAACTTTCCACCAGTAAGAGTTATTCTTCTTACTCTCTATATCTTCTATCTGAGCAGTAGTAAGATGAGGATTATCTCTATAGGTAGTTATGAGAGGAGGATTCTTTTCAATGTATTTATCTAACCAATGTTCAGAAGGCATAGCAGGATTAAAATCAGCTATTATCCTATATCTTGTTCTAGGAAAAAGTTGGTCTATAGTTTCTTCAGGAAATTGATTCGCTTCATTAATCCATAAGATATCTCTACTTCTTCCGTGTATTTTATCAGGGTTATCTGCTCCGTAGTAAGATATAAGATTTCCGAATAGATTAAACTGATGGTCTGTTTTGTTATGTAGGTTTGAGTTATATAGATTATGCTTTACTAGTACATCATAGAAATCTTTCCATGCAGTAGCTTTAAGAGCAGTAAAAGTATCTCTCACTATATCTATCTCTAGTCCTGCATTCTTATACTCTTTACAAAACCAAATTAAATAATAGATAGTGCTATAAGTTTTACCTGATCTAGTTCCTCCCTGAAGGAGAGTTATCCTATTCTTAGGTACATTCTTTTTTAAGTAAGTAAAGTTAGGATTCGCTTTCATCCTTATCTAACCATTCAGGAAGATTCGTATCTATATTAGTTTGTTCTATATGCTGAATTGCAGTCCCGAAAGCTCTATCTAGTACTGCTTTATATGCATTGGTATCTTCTTTCTCTATAGCTTTAGATATTTGTGCTAGGTGCATCTTTAGCTCATTGTTATCTAGTGCTAATAGCTCCTTAAGTAGTGTACTTCCATGCTTAGTTCCTTTCGGCTTTCCTGCAGGATTTCCACTCTCTCCTTTCTTAAATACTTTAGCTCCTTTTGGAGTTTCTCCTTTTTTGAACGGCATTTCTCTATTGTTTCTGATTTAACTTCTATTTACTTTCTTCTTCTTTATATGTATTATAGACGTTAGTAAGCTTCTTAATAAACTCTCTCCAGCATGAAGCACAGGTAGTAGATTCTTCTTTTCGGTTAAAGATTCTATTATACATCTTTAATAATACGATAGATTCTGAAGGCTTAATTCTATCCGTATTTTTATCGTACCATTCTTTGAAAAATAGATACTCTTCTTCTAGCATACAATTAACTTTCTTATACGGAAATAGTTCATTCAGTTTCTGCTTTCTTTCATCGCATCCACAATCTTCTCCTACCATCCACTTAACTAGCTTCTTTATTCCTGTAGCTTCAGTTATCTTCTCTATAGTATCTCCTAGTCCTTCTGAAGGAGTAGTAGTATAAACTTTCTCTGCATTCGCTTTTTCTAGCTCTGCTTTAGTTCTTCTTTTTCTCTTTGGCTTTTCCATTGTGTATATTCTTTGCTTAAATCAAATAAATCATTTCTTAATCCCTGAGCTTGCTTTCTAGCTTCTGCTAAATCATAAGTCATATCAGTATAAGCTCTTTGTAGACGTTCGTTCTCTTCTTCTAGTTCTTTGATTCTTTTAGCTTTCTTTCCGATTACTAGAACTAGCTCCATTATAGCAGTCTTATATTCGTTCATAATCTTCATTCTTTAGATCAATAAAATCTTCTTCTATTTCATTCTTTATTCTTCCTTTACAATTCTTCAAAGTATTAAAGATAGATTTCAGCGAAATGTTAGTTCCCTTTGCGAGAGTTCTCATACTTTGCCCTTCCTGAACATGGAGTTCAAATAGTATCTTATCGTAAGTATGCCATCTATCTACTTCTTCTTCTATCTTCTCCTGAATAGTATTTAAGGCTTTATGATAGGTTACATCTAGTTCTTCTGAGCTTAGAGTAAGTACTGAATCTATATCTACTTTTTGTACTTTGGATTTCTGCTTTTCGTAGGTTATGAAAGTATTCTTTAGAATCCTCCAAATGTAAGCTACATTAGGCTCTCCATTTATTATTACTTTATCTCCTGCATTAGAGTTGTGAATCCGTACATACATCTCCTGAACTATATCTTCTGCGTAATTATGCTCTCCAAAGTTCCTTACTATAGATACCCACTCTTTATGATGCTTTACTAGAATATTTGCCCAGTTTTTCACATGATTATATTTGCGTCAAATATACGATTAAATTCTAATCAATTATTTTAAGGTTAAAAAAAACTCCTAGCGTGAACTAGGAGCTAATTTACTTACATAGTTATCTAACTTCTTCAGAGTTTCTATCGAAATAGGTTTCTTATTTAGGAATCGATCTATATGATACTGATGCATCTTATATCCTGAATTCTTTATCTCAGTTACTATCTGATTTCTACTCTTTGTAAGTAGGATTACTTTAAGCTCTTTTCTTAATAAATCATCTTTGATATACATTAGAATAATTTTTGCTGAGATATATGATTGTTAATTCTTTGGATAGCTTTATCATAATATTCCTCATCCAGTTCACAGGCAGTTAAATCAAATTTGTAATCATGACAAGCTAAAGCAATAGATCCACTACCTAAATGAGTATCTAGTATCTTATCTCCTTCTTTTGCGTATTTATCCAGAAGCCACTTGTATAGTTTAGTTGGTTTTTCGGTGGGGTGAAATGTATTCTGGCTAATTAAGTGCGCTCTATTTATTTCTACTTGTCGTGTAACCGTATCGAATGAAGTCCAAGCCATTTCTCCATCACTCATTGTTAAATCGTTTTGACCTTTGTACCAAAATACCCATGCCTTTGTAGGTTTCAAAAATTCCGTGAAATAGTTAGCACCCCAAATTATTTGGTTTTTACTTACTCTTTTAACTTCATCAAAGTAGGTTTGATTTGGTATTGAGTTATCCCACCCTTTATGCGTGTGTTCTTTTCGGTTGTGTTTAGGGTTTTTGTTTATGCTTTTCTTTTGTCCGTCTATTCCTATTCCATAAGGAGGATCCACAATGGCCAGATCAAAATAATTATCTGGATATCTAGACATCAGAATCATATTATCCTCATTAGTTATTCTTATATTCTCAGTAAGTTGCATAAGCTTAGAATCCTAGTCCAGTACTATTTAAAATCTTTTCAGTAGTATTCTGAAGCTCTTCCTTCTTAAAAGGTTCTGAAAGCTTTAGAGAAAGCATCTTATCTCCAGTTTTAGTATCTTTTACCCATCCTGATAGCTGATACTCTTTACCTTCTACATTTAGCTTCCCTGTATAGTTAGGATGCTTTTCTTCTTTTCGGTTCTTATTCGTAAATAAAGCTCCTGAATTCGTGTTGTCGTAATTACTCATAATTATTTAGTTTGTTCTTCGTATTGATAAATTTTATTTTCGATCATTTGTTCTATTTCCTCATATAACTTTTTAGGAAGTAGTTGTAAAGTTTGTATTTTCCAAGTAACCTCATAATATAAAGCTCCATGAGTTAAATCCATTTTCTCCTCTTGTCTAGTCATTTTTTTAGTGTATTAAATTGTTTATAATTGATTGCCATTCTTTACTTAATTCTTCGCTAGTGAATAGAATTCCTGCGAATCCTACTCCTGCTAGAAAGTACATTAGTTTACTTTTCATGCTCCTGTTTTAATCTCTCTAGGTATAGAACGAAATCCATAGCTTCTTCCTGAGCATGATTTATCCATTCTAAAGTACTTAAATCCTTTCTTTCTAGATTCGTTCCGTACTTCTTTATTCCTGCTTCAGATCTATCTGCGAATTTATTCATAACCTGAATTACTATTCTATCTACCATTTTATTCTACATTAAATTTCTTAAATAGTGAATTATAGTACTCTCTGCATTCTAGTACTCTTTCCTTTATCTTTTCAATTACTGAATCATTTCGCTCTACTAAAAAAGCTTTTACTCTTTGAGTTTTAGGAAATCTATCAAAGTTATGTTTAGCTCTTATGAATTCTTCTATCTCTAAATCTTCATCTATTACTCCCTGCTTCCAGTATTCAGCTCTGATTTCATCTAGTACCTGCTTTTCAGGAGTATTGATTAAGCAATAAGCTAAAGTACTTACATTCTTTCCTGTAAGCCACATATAGCCCTGAAGTTGGTAGTAGTAATCCTTTGGAATATCTTCCAGCTCCATAAAGAAAGGAAAGCTAGTTCCTGAGTAACTTACTTTAATATCTGCTAGAATAGAATCAGTAGATACATCAGTATGTCCTTTGATATAATCATTTTCGTATCTCTCCTGTCCTCCGTTCTCTATGTAATCGAAATCTAATCCCCATCCTAGTACTTCATTAGCTAGAGCTATTCCTTCTTTCTCGCATTCGTTACCTTTAGAAGTATGTTTAGAACTGAAGTCTTTATAGATACCTAGCTCATTCTCCTTAAATAAATCCTCTATAAAGGTTTTAGTAGTTTTAGATAGAACCTCTCCTTTAGTTTTTGGAGAGGTCATTATCTTACCTATTGATGAACATCTTACTTTCATAGCTGAGCTAGTTTAATAATTTGATCCTGAGTTAAAGCGAATTTATCTAATAGCAGTTCCTTAGTTACTTTACCTTCTGCTAGTGCATTAAGAGCTGAGCTAAATCTTTCCTCTGAGAGCTTTTCTTTCTTATCAGCATCTCTAAGCTCATTTCCATCGTTATCTATTGCCTGAAGCGATAATAAGCTCTGTAAAGTAGCTCTACGAAAGTAAGTAACTCCTGCTATCTGCTTCTGAGGATCATTTAGAATAGGTAGTAGTAATTTACTCTCTACTTTCTCTCCAGTTTCAATATCAATTATCTGAGTTACTACTTGACCTTCTAGAATAGGCTGTAAGATGATTAAATTGTATTTAAGTAAGATAGGTTCTACTGCATCTAGAATAGCATTAAGATCCGCGTATTTACTCTTAAAGAAAGGATTATCTTTCCCTTTAGTTACTCCTTTAATTTCATGCTTTGCTTTCCATAGCTTTACATAAATTCCGAATCCTACCATAGGTACTGATTTTACTTCCTGAATCTCTATAAGGTTCTCAGGTACTTCTACTAGTTCTTTTTTTGTTCTCATTATTTATAGGTTTTAATTATACGCAAATATAGTAATTAAAAAGTAATTAAGCCCCATAAGATACTAATCTTTCTTCTCTGCTTAGGAACTTCATTCTCTACAAAAATCATAGTTCTCTGATTATCCATCTTTTTACTCTTTTGTTTTAATAGCCATTCCTGCTGATCTCTATTAACTGCTTCATAAAAATCATAAACTAGAGCAGAAGTAGGAGGAGATAAATAATTCCATTTATATAGCTTCTTTCTTCCTTTAGTAAGCTTTGTAATAATTCCTTCTTTTCTTAAAACGATAATAGCTCTATCAGTTATTTTTAATCCTCTAGTAAGGTGCTTACAGGTAAAAGGTTCTTCTTTTACGCAGTATTCATAAACTAGCTCTAGCAGTTCTTTGTACTTAATTAGTACTTCTTCTTTTTTACTCATTTGTTATAGGTTTTACATTTATTCCTTTAGTCCAATATCCGTTACTTAAATCTAGTACTACGTTTGATTCTTCATCTAGTACCATTTTCCAAGCTATAGTATTTACTTTGATTCCTGATAGCTTTCCTTCAGAGCATACTTCTATATTTAATACTCTCAAAGTTTCTGATTCCCAGTTAATTTTTTCTCCTCTCCGTAGAACGCTCATAGTATAGTACTTTAAGTTCGTGAATAGATCGTAAATCTTCTATAGGTAGCTTAGAGTAGATAGTGTATAATACACTACGAAAGCTAGGAGATTCTCTAGAGTAACTTCCATTCTCTTTAAGTCCTCTCATTCTATATCCGATTATATCAGCTAGGATTATCTCTCTTAATAGATTTTCCTGTTCTTCCTGTTCTTCTAAATGAAATCTCATTTCTCAGTTTTTAATAGTTCTACTTCTTTAATTAAAGGAATCCATAAATCAGCTCTCTTCTTTGCATCAGCTTCTGATACTGCTTCTACTATCTTATAGCAGTTTTTCCAGTCCTCAGAAGGTCTAGTTTTACATTTGTAAGTTACTTTATACGTTCTCATAAATTAGATTTAAAATGTGCGTTGAAAAGTCGCACCCCTTTTTTATTTTAATTAGCGTTCACGAATGTTAAATGTTTATACAATCTTTCACCTTCATAAGGTGCAACACATTTTCCGTAAATATTTTTTTGTTTGTTAGTTATTATTCCCGAAATAATTACAGTAGGCGTTCCGTTTTTTAGGTTTGAGTATACAATGTTATCAATCACTATTGACCAAAAACTTTCTTTAACTGTCATTCCTACTTTTAAATCTTTTGCTTGAATTTTCATATCTTTTCGTTTTTGTTTATACGCAAATATAATACTCTTCTGAATACAAAAAACATTTTCAACAAAAAAAATTTAATTATTTTCTATTTGCCTAGATTTTTAATCTTCTCCTTATACTCTCTAATCAATTCTTTTAACTCCTCCTTAGTAAACTTACGAGTAACATTAGAAAGTTCGTCTAATCGGCTTATTTTAGCTTCTCCGATGCGTTCTAGAAGTCCTTTACGATAATTTATAAGATTTCCAGAAAGAAACTGATTACAGGTTATGCAGGAGCTATGAACATTATCCTCATCGAATCTAAGTGAATAGTGATTATTTGCATTATAGTAGTGAGATGCGTTAACTCTTCCTTTAATCGGCTTAAAGCAGGAGATACAATCCTTTCCCTGATCTCTTAGATTTATGTACTTATTGAAAGTAGCCTGAGCTATTTTTAAGTAATCCTGAAGAGTAAGTAAATCCTCTTTCTGCTTCTTCTTTTTTTCTTTCTTTATCTTATCTAGGTTCTTTAAAGCTTCCTCAGTTTTCTTACATAAGTAGCAGAATTTATCGAAGGTTCTATACGGAGTAAATATATCTCCGCATTTTTTGCAGGGCTTATCGAAGTTTGTCATAATAGTTCCTTTAGTTCTTTGTTCTCTTTCTTTAATCTTAAATTATCCTCGTGTAAAGAATATAGCTTTTTCAATACCTGATTATGCTCTTTTTCTAGCTTGTGAAAAACTATAGTAGCTTCCATTAGCTCTTGAGTCCGTTTTTCCATAGAGCTGATTAAATCAATTCTAGTTGGATGCTTTTCTTTTATTTCGTCTATAGAGCTTATTAGTACTCTCCTAAGCATTAATAATTGGCTATGAGCTAGTATTATATCTAGTTGTTTCATCAGAAAGGTAAATTATTCGTTATTTTTCTAGGTCTTTTTATTGCATCTATTCCTCCTATCGTAAAACCTAGCCCTCTATTAAAGTCAAATAGTAATGGTTGCCCTAGTTCCGTCTGCTGCCCTCCAGTATCTCTATCTTTAATCTTTTCTATATCTATCATAGTTTGATATTTCATAGTAGGGTGCTTTACTAGTCGGTGAATTACTATCATATCGTCACATCTATTTAAAAAAGGTTTTCCTCCTTCGATATGAGCTTTAAGAGGCGGTTTTAAATGTCCTACCCACTGATGATCTTGAGGATAAAGCATACCAGTTCTTCCACTTTCAGAGTTCGGATGTGTGCTAATGTATAGAGTTTTATTCGATTGATTACAAAACTGCCTAGTTTCATTCAGAAACTCATAATTATCAGAATGCTGCATTCCTCTATCTAGTCCTGTAAAAGGATCAATAAAACCTACATCGCAGGTAGTACTTCCTATTATATCTAGCATTTCTTTCGGTTTGTATAGTTTAGAGTTATCCACGAATTTAAAATATGTTTCAATGTACTTTTCTGCATTCCGTATCTCTGAGTAGGTTAAATCTCCGAAGAATCTTCCTGAGTACATTTGAATAAAATCTCGCATTACTTGACCTGAAGAATTCTCTCCCATCCAAATAGTAAACTTAAGTTCGTGAGTAGTAGCTAGAGCTAGGAAATACCATTCCATCCAGTAAGATTTACCTACGTTATCGTGTCCTAGAACTATGTTTAGCTGCTTACGTTTGAATCTTAAATAGTCATCTAGTACATTTCCGATTCCTAAGCCCTGAGAAATCTTTCCTTCTTTGTAATCGTTCAAATATTGGGTGCTATGTCCTTCTTGTAGTATCATTTCTTCTCTGGTTTTCTTCCATTTGTCTCATTACATTCTCTGCATAAAGATCGTCTACGGATTTATACGTTTTAGGTTTCTCTTTGTAGTTATCCCAAAATAAACCTTGCCATCCATTACTGATAGATTCGTTAATTACAAACTCTATACACTCCTCAGATTTAGTTTCTATAAGTTTCTTTAGGTTGTTTATAGAAGCTTCGCTTAATTTCTTCTTAATCTCTTTACGATAGTTTATCCAGTTGTTTAGTAAAATATCCTTCTTAGTTTCAGGAATAAATACAATACTATCTTCTTTATCTTTATCTTCTTCTTTATTCTTATTCTTTATGCTTGAGCCTTGCTTAAGCCTAGCTTTAACACTGCTTAAGCCACCCTTACGACCTGCTTCACTGAGTTTCAAGTGTTTAGAGTCAATTTCTATTTTCTCTTCATCTAAGAATTTGATAAATATTTTTTTGTTTTTGACTTTTATATACTCTTTTTCTATCAAATAATCGATAGTAGTTAAATCATTTACTCTTAAAACAATATCTTCATAAGACATTTCATTTGATCGATTCCAGTATTCAGCACAAATTTTGATAAATACACCTTGCGTATGAAAAGATTCGTAGTTAATGTTACCCGTAAGCCATTGAGTAGCATTAAATTTAAAAAATGGGAGTTCTTTACTCATTATTTTTTTATTGAATTACAAAGCCCTACCAACTTTCACGGCTCTCACCTCGCTACTAATCAATAGGGCTTTAATTCCTTTTCAGTTCTATTACGTGAGAGCGAACTTTTGCAAAGTTAAAAATATCCTTCTTTAATCTGCAATTTTATTTGAACAATTTCATCCCAGTTATCAGCATTTAATACTGCTTCCTTTATACTAGCTTCCTGAGGAATAGTAATTAGTCGCTTTACAATGTCTGCGGTGTACATCTTATACACTTTATCTTTGCTTTTAGTATATACGTTATGCATACGAATACCGTGTAAAACTGAAGCGTGATTTTTATCGAAAATTCTACCGATAGCTGAAAGAGAATAGTTAGCTTTTCTGAGTTGATCGTACAAATAGTATCTCTTATAGATAATGTCCTGCTTTCTACATACTTGTTTTAGCTCGTATTGGTCAATTAGTACTTGTATGTTCGTTATAAAATTATTTTCCATCCTGATACTGCATATTAAAGTACTTCTGAGCAGTTGGAGTAATAGTCCAATGTGAACTATATACACCATCGTTAAAAGCATCCATTATAATTTCCTTTTCTTCTTCTAATCCTTCTCTTAATAAAGTCAAAGCTCGGTTAAAAGCAAACTGAGAAGAAGGCTGAAAGTACTCTCTTTCCTTCTCTAGCTTTTCGATTATTTTTTCTAAAGGAGTTTTCATAGCTCTACGATATATTTAATTTCTGATTCTTCGATATTATTTGATTTAAGAAACTCAAAGATAGCAGCTACTACTGTAAGAGCTTCTAAGGTAGTTCCTCCGAGTAAAGGTCTTATTCCTTCTTCAGGATTTCCTCTTTCGATAAAATAAGTTATGTGGTAAGTTTTCATTCTTATTTATTTTTATAGTTTTTGTTATAGTATTGTTCTGCATTTTCACTAATTCCCCAAGTACTATGACCATCAATATAAGCATCCATTATCTGCTCCTTTTCCATTTCTTTTGCTTTTTCAATACAAGCTATTGAATAGGTACTAATATTTGCAAAGCTTTCAAGTTCTAGCATCTCGACTAACCATTCTACTGCTGTTTTCATTTTGTTTTCTCTGCGTTAGTTAACCATTGTCTGAAAGCCATCTGCATATTTATTTGCTCATCTATTACTCTAGCATCTGCTGAATCCATTACTCGCTTATCTATAGCTCTAATCTGATGCATAACGTTATTAAGCTTTAATTTCATTTCTCTAGTTAAAAGATTTTGATCGTTTAGATCTTCGATAAAATCAGCTAGTACAGGCAATAAGCCGATAGTAGCTAGTAGTTTCATTTCGTTACTCATTTTCTTCATTGTTAATAGTTATTACTCCTTCTCCATCGCATTCGATACATTCGCTCCAGGTATATCTAGATTCTTCTATATCTGATACTTCATAATGTCCTAAGCCTGAGCAGTACAAACATTTCACTTCCATAGTTATTTATTTAAAGATTTAGATAACGTATCAATTCCTTTTTGAAGTCCTTCGATATATCCTGAAGAGTGCCCTCTCTTAAATGAATCTTCTATATTTCTTTGATACATTGCTTCCATTCTAGAGAACATTTCTTTTTTGAAGTCATCTGATAAGGTTTTATAATGTTCATCAGTAATCATATCTATGATGAATTCTACAAACGTCTGATTTTCCATTTTAAGCAGGTTTTAGAGTGAATAAAAGTAAAAGATGATAGATAGTACTACTAAGCCTGAGATAAGTCCTAGTAGAGAGTTTTTCTCCTCTTCATTTCTAGGAGTGAAATAATTGATTAAGTTTCTCATAATTTATTTATTTAAGGTTTAAAAAATATGCGTTGAAAAGTCGCACCCCTTTTTTTTATTTAGTTGAATAATCTAAAAGCTTTATCGATAGCTTTACCACCATCTATTTTACGGAACCACATTTTAAACGTATAGCTTTCAATAACCTCATCTACAATCTGAAGAGCTGATTTAGGAATCCAGCATGAATAAGTTTTATATTCATTTTCAATTTTGAAAGCCTTTTCAGTTTCTTCTAAAATTGTCATGTAATTAATGAAAGGGTTATTTGTGTTGGTAGTTAAAATAATTGTTTTCATGTCTTTTTGTTTTTTGTTATACACAAATATAAACACTATAGTAATACGTTGTACACTTTTTAACAAAAAAAGTTTAATTATTTTTTCGGTACATTCTAAAACCTAGTGTTTATAAGACTTTCAGGAAGAATTGAACTTTTACGGATTATCCTACTTTGTATTAAAAGTAAGGTTATAATATGAAGATTTTGTAATAAAATTAAGGTAACTACCTTACTTTACCTTCGATTATGCGTAAGTTCTGAACTACGAAATCTCCGTTTGATTCAGTTTCTACATAAGCGAATCCATGATTCCACCTATTTACAGGCATATAATCAGGTCTTAATCCACATAAAGCTCCGATACTCCAGCAAGTTACTACATTTCCGTTTAGATCATTTTCACTATGTTCACTAGTCTGATGATTATGCCCAGCCATAGAAGATACTTTAGCTCTCATATATAATCCTCTAGCAGAGTTTACAGGAGAGAATATAGTATGCATCTCATGACCATGTAAAAGAGAAAGCTTTCCTATTTTAATAACTTGCTTAGATTTAATCTCAGTTACTCCTAGTTCTCCGAATCTTAATACATTCTTAAGTTCGAAATCAGCTATTCCTAAAAGCTCAGGAGCTGAAGTCTTAAGATAGTTTTCCCATCTATCCTCATGATTCCCTATCTTAAAGTATATAGGACAATCGAACTCATCTTTTAACTGCTTAAGAAAAGCTCTAGTCATTTCTATCTCTCCGTTCAAATCTCTTAAACGTCTATCTTTTACGAACCTACTAGCCTGATACATATCCATAGTATCTCCGTTCAGAATAATAGCATTCGGTTTTTTCTGATATCCCCAGTCTAAAGCAATAGAAAGAGCTTCTTCATCGTGATAAGGAAGGTGTATATCTGAAAGGATAAGTACTCTATTATTTCCTTTAGGTATCTTAAAAGGTTTCTGTTCTTTGTAATCTGATTCAGGAACTTTATTCCATCCCTGAGCTGATCGCTTTTCTGATTCAGTTCTTTTCGACATAGTTACACTAGGATTTCTTTCTTTAATCTCTCCTCTATAATATCTGACCTGCCCTCTAGCAGAATTATAAGTAGTAAAATCTAAAGGATGCTCTTTACATAGCATTTTAGCTATGTTATTTGTAGTACAATCAGAGAACTTTTCTAGAGCTTCTAGTACTATATCTCTACGATAGTTACTCACTATCCTCTATTCTTAATAATCTTACGGATAGCTACTCCGATAGCCTGAATAATCTTCTCTCCAAATTCAGGAGTAATATCTACATCTAGTTCTGCTTTCTTTCCCTTCTCTTTGCGAATCTTAATATCTACATTTTTAGTATCTAGTTCAGCATCTAGTACTTCATCTTTGCGTACTATTTTAACATCTACATTCTTAGTATCAATATTGATATCTAAATCTTTTTTCTTTCTTTTCATATATCTTTCTTTTAAGGCATTAAATATATCTTCTATAGGTAAACCTACATAGAACGTAATAAAAGCTCTTAGAACGAATAAAAACCTACTCATTTAGCAATTTCGAAGTGCATCCAATCGTAATTCTTTTCTATTCCTAGTCCTATAAAGCCATGTTTATAGAATATATCTATCATAGGTTGATATTCAGGTCTAGCGAACCTAGCAGTTTTAGAAGTCTCATGTAACTGATTTCTTACAGGATCTAAATCTATAGCTATGCCCCAACTATGTTTTGAGAACTCAGTTCCTCCTCTCATTTTACGAAATGTAAAGCATCCACCAAATAAGTCTATTCCTAGTTCTACGATTTTCTCATATCCGTAGTAAGCGAGTAAATCTTCGAATACTTTACGAAAGTTCTCCTTTACTAATTTATGGCATCGCATTCTATTTACCTTAGTTTCTAAATCCCAAGCTAATCTCATAGGATAAGGAAGATTAAGAGTTACTAGATAATCAGCTCCAGTAATAGTAGGAGTTCCGTAAGCTTTAATAGTTTCTTTTGTAGTTAACATATTATTTCGATTTATCTTTCTCTTCTCTAGCTCTCTGAACGAATATAATTAAATTCTTCCATAGGTTCTTTCCTGTTACTGCATGATAGGATTCATTTATACTCTTTGCTTCAGTAATTAAGCAGAATAGAGTAAATCCTTTAGTAAGTAAGAATTCGATATTTGTATAGTTCTTTGAGATGTCTACTAAGATAAATTTCTCAGCTAGAAATATCATTACTATAGCTCCTACATAAAGAAGAGTTTTAGTAATCGTATCAGACATTCTACGAGATTTAATAGCTTTCCATCCTGATAGGCTTACTACCTTCCATAAGCCGAAATATAAATCTAGTATAATAGCTACAAAAGTAATTAAAATCAAAGGAGTAATAGGAGCTATCATAGTAGCTACTGAAAGAACTAAAGCAGTTAAGTAACTTTTCATACTGCGTACTTTTCTAGCTCTAATAAAGTCCATGCTTCTACTTCTTCATCGTTCCAATCAGCTACATAAGTGAATCCTGAAAGAGTTACTGCAAAGCTAGTACTATCAGTTACTAAGTTAACTAGTACTTCACAAGTTTTAGAAGCTATAGTATCTAGAATAGTAATTACTTCTACTCTAGGATTTACTATTTCTACATTAAATTGATCGAATTTATAAGTCATAATTTTAAGATAAAGTAGTTCCTGTTACGTTGCATACACGAACGTAAATAGTTAAATATGCTGAAGTTTTAGATCCTGTTTCTAATGGCTTTCCTCCTAAATCTACTATAAAAGAATTTGTTCCATCGTAATCCGTAGAAGTATGAAAGTATCTCTGAGTACTTCCAAAGTTAAAAGGAGCGTAATTCATTCTATAAGGCTTTTTACTGAAGTCTAGAAGGTTAATCATTTCTCTAGCATTCCATAAATACCATGTAGTTAATCCTCCGATAGAAGAAGATAAATATAAATCTATAGAAGTATTCCAGTTTCGATAAGTAGATGCATCTCCTTTATAGTAGCAAAGTACCTGAGAGTTATCATAAGTACTCCAGTCTATTACTATATTATTTGCATAGGTTTGAGTTCCTGCAGTATCAGTAAATCTATTAGTATTCCCGAAAGGATTATTTGAAGCTAAAGTAGTAAAGTTAGTTAATCTTCCTCTAGTAATATCATCGCCTGTACGATAAGAGCTTGTTTGACCTGTTTGTAATAATGGAATACCTATAGGAGCAGTAGCAGGAGTACTAGATGCTGATTTTATATATAAATCTCTCATAGCTGAGTAATATTTAAGTTAATTACTGAAGCAGTAGATACTGAGATATTAATAGTATCTCCGATAGCTATAGAAGTTCCTAGAGTATAAGCAGAACCATTCTTTAGAATAGTAGTAGTAGGAGAGTTCTTTACATTCACTACTGAATCAATACTTAGAGCATAAGGAGCATAGATATCTATAGTAGTACTAGACATTAAATCAATAGTCCATAAAACAGGAGCTAATAATCTTAAGCTCTGAGATGCATCGAATCCTGTAATAGCTCTAGAATCATAGCTTACTCCGTTATATTCACTTGTTATTAGTAGATCGTTCGCTAGTATGCTTCCTGTACTTGTTAACTCCGATATTCTTTTGTTCTGCATTAGTGATTTTATTTAGATAGATTTCTAATTTCTTTACATTCTCCTTCTTAGGCTTATAACTCATAAATACCATCCGTTTAGATAATTATTATATCCAGGAAAAACATCTCCTGAAGTATTCGTATTGTACTCAGGATAAAGATATCCGAAAGTAGAAATATGATCTAAGAATCTTTGTGTATAGTTTTGTGCTATTTGACGTTCTTTCTCTACTAGATAATCTACTTCTACTTTATCTACGTTTACTGCATTTTCAGAGCTATGCTTATAAACTCCCTTATTTGCTATAGTGTAAGATGCGAAAGGAATATACTCTACCATAGCCCAATGTATAAGCAAAGGTTTAATGTAGGTAACTACTAGATGTAGATAAGGATCAGTTAAATCATCATTTAAGATATCTTCCTGAATCTTCTGAAGTAGGTTCGTGCCTAGATAGTTCTGAACGTGAATATCCTGAGCTATTTTTACGAACTGAATAAATTTATCAGTATCTACTGAACCACCTAAAGCAGTCAAAGATACTATGTCGTTTCTAGATATTAATAGTGCTTCCATTATCGAACGTCTGAAGGTAAATTAGGATTATTAGGAGAGAACCCCTTTAAAGGTAACTGATTCGGATAAAAAGATACTTCATAAGGATTCGTTACTTTATAGCCTTTTATCTCAGCTCTTCTAGTTCCGATTTCCTGATATCCTTCTTCTATTTTATTTAAGTCTAGCATAAAAGTAACTCTACTCCATTTATGATGACATCTAGGTCCTCCTTTAAATTTAAAGATATCGTAAGTATTAGCTCCAAATTCTCCAAAACCAGGATTAACTGCTTTCTTACTCATAGCATCTATATCTTCCTTTCGAAATAACCTTCCTTTTACTGCCATCATAGCTTTACAAAATAGCCTTTCAGGATCTTTATTTCCGTTGTATTTATATCGAACTTTAAAGTACTTTAATTCTCCTACTTTTCTATCCTGAGAACTCTTTAATTTAGGTAAAGGATTTCCAGTTTGTACTAGGTTAATTAACTTGCTTAAAAAGCCTGTTTTAGGTTCTATAGAGGATTCAGCATCTAAAAGAGTATTATCTAAATCTTCTTCATTCTCTCCTACTTCTCTTTCATCTACTAGTACCCATTCTTCAGATAATTGATTTCTATCTACTTCATCTAGGATTAATTGTAAATCATTCTGAGAGCTTAACTGAGTTTCTTCTACTTTACCTGATGCATCCTGAAATTCCAAAGGTTTAAGAGTTTCAAAATAGAGTTTTAACTTGATTCCGTTATATGCTAGAATCTTATCGTAAGCTTCGATAATTAAATCCTGATAAGGTCTAATTACCATATTGTAATAAAGTACAAATGAGTTCTTTAATTCATCTGCATTCGAAGAGAATCCGTTACTAGAACTAATACCAAATAATAGAGGAGAAGTTACATTATGTCCTAGCATAATTTTACGCATACATTCCTCCGATAGATATTCGTAGTGCTGAGGAGCATCATTCAAAGGAATATCATCTATAGTAGTTTTTTGAGCATCGCTATGATTAAAAGAGATAATTACTCTCTTTCCTTTGCTTCCTGTAAGCTTAGAAGTTACTTTAGCTTCCGTTTCATCCATCTGCTCCTCTGAAGGAATTCCATTATTAAAGTTAATTACTTTAGTACCTGAGAATCCATTTTGAACTTCATTTATCAAATAATCTGCTATTTCTTCTTCTAGTACGCAATAAGGTAAAGCTCCTTGATAATCTACTAGAGAGAAGTACTTCATACCTACTGAGTAAGGTTGTACCATAAGAATCTCTAAAGGTTCGCTAGAAGTACCGAAAGCAGGAATTCGCTTAGGAGGAAATTTCTTAGTATCCTGCCAATTATCAGAATAGTAATAAGCTTCTATCTTTCCTTCTTTATTACACTTTTCAGGTCTAATTAAATGTACAGGTATATGAGAAGTTTTAGCAATAGTTTTACGATCCTTTGAATAAATTACTTGAATAGCGAACTGCCCTAGCATTTTAGCATCTACGATTTCTCTTTTCGTTTCATCTTTAGGAAAGAGAGTTATCATATTTGCGTAATCATTCGGTTTTGCTGAAGCATCTAAAGCTCTTAATCCTCTTCCATAGATCAGCTTAGAGATATTGTTAATTATCGCATTATTCGAAGGAGAGTAAGTATATCTATCTATCAAATATTGATAATAAGAATCATTTTCTCCATACGTTACCCAGTCTTGACGATTACTCTCCATTACTACAGGAGTTTCATAAGCACTAAGTTCTACTGAACGTATATTATTTATTTTATTCTCCATAAGTAAGGAAGTCGTTATTACTATTATTTGATTTATATCTATTCGCTCCATCTATGATATTAGGAGAGAATTCCTGTAGGTTCGTTTAAGAAGTTACAAAGATTCGATCTCTATAAGATTCTACTCCTTCATAGCCATAAATAACTAAGTTATAGTATCTATTCTCTAGAAGTAAATCCTCAGTAGTAAATTCTACGATATAATACCATTCTGCAAAAAGTATGTTATCTATAGTAAAAGTTTGAATAGTCTTATTAGAATCATCCTGAAGAGTTAAATAAGTCATATATTCAGCTCTAGGAATAACTCTAAGAATCTTTAAACCAATATCAGGAGTTAATATAATCATATCTATTTAACTACCTTCTAAAGGTTTGTTCCAAAAAAAAAGGAGCAGAACTTAATCCACTCCTTCTAAAACGCAAGGTAGGTTCTTAATCAGTTACGATAGTAGCTCCATCGAATAAATCAGATAGAGTAGATTCACTATCGCAATCTAGGAAATTAGCAGGTACATTTTCCATAGCAGTAAACGTCATATTATATCCGTTAAAATCTCCTAAAGCAGTTCCTGAAGAAATCGTTCCTGCAGTCATATCAGCTCCTCTTTCAAGTCCTACGATAAAGAACTGAAGAGAACGTGTACGCACTACAATATGAGGTCTACCATAAGCCAAAAGTTTGATAGTCTTATGAGTAATAGGATCCTGCTTCTTAAGCTGAGCTACTACTACTTGTTCAAAGAAAGTAGTACCATTATCGCGAGAAGTTTGAATAGTTTGTTCAAAAGAGTTCGCACCTTTCAACTCATATTTGTAAAGTTCAGTAACTCCGTTTACATTCGTTATTAAATCCTCTAGTCCAGGAGTAGAAGAATAAGTTACATCAGTAGGATAGTTAATTCCATAGTTAATAAAATAGATCGCATCTAATCCTGATACTGAATCTTTGCATGATTCTAAGCGACCATTTGAAATATCACAAGCCATAGCTATATATTTTTTAAGTTAAAAAAATAGGGAATAGGAATACACCTACTCCCCTTTTATTTGTGGTCTAAATTAGTCGATAAAGTATACTACGCAATCTTCCAAAATTCCGATTTGAGTACCTGCAGTATATCGCATAACAAAACGTACATTTTGAGAGCCATCAATCATAGCCATGTCAATAATTTTTACTTCCTGAGCATCTGAAAGAAGTCCAGTACCGAAGTACAAGTTCTCAGTAGTTGAAGCTAACATCTCATTGTTGTTCAATCCGTTTGCTACGAATACAGGAACTCCATCGAAAGAAAGTCCTGCTCCAATTCCGTACCATTGTGTTCCTTGAGCGTTAGTACCTGCTCCTCCTACTCCTGCTGCAGCGAATCCACCCAAAGCACGAACATAAGCACGAGCTACATTCTGAGATACATAAAGCTTCAATCCATCTTTTCCGTACAAACGTGCAGGAATAGCATCTACTACTTTGCCCATTTCAGCGATAACGTTAGCAGCAGTAATCGCAGAACCTGCTACTACTTGACCTGCAGGAATTCCTGTACCTGCCTGAGCCATAGCTTCAGTAAAGATACCTGTAAATTCTCCGTTATTTGCGTTAGCACCATGCCAAAGAGATTTCTCAGTAGCTTCTGCTACTTGCCCTAGCATACGTGCCAACAAGAAATCCTGAAAAGATTTAGGAAGCACATCGTAAGCAGAATATCCCATTTCGATAGCGTTCCAATCAGAACGGAAATCTTTCTTACACAAAAGAACGTTAACATCTAGTTCTTTCGGTTCGATTACACGTTCAGTCAAAGTAATAGCTCCTGAAGCGGTAAAATCGCAAGAAGCATCTTTTACCAAATCCTCAGAATCGAATCGCTTAATAGTAGAGCGAAATTTAACGTTAGGCATAACTGATACCCCTCCGTTTTCAATAGTGTTCGCAGAAAGCAAAGCAGCACCGATATATTTACCTGCTGATTCCCCTGCATAAGTTGTTGTAATGTCTAATGTTGTAGCCATTTTTTATAAATTAAGTTAATTAATACAATTTACCCAAAACTCTATCTACTGAGCTTTGATTTCTTTTAGATGAATATCTAAATACTTCTACCTTAGATTCGTTCTCAGGATTATAGCTGATAGGTTCTACTGCAGGAGTACTCAATTCTACTTTCTTAGTATCTAGTTCTTTCGCTAGAGCTTCTTTTTCAGCTTTCAATGCAGAAAGTTCAGCTTTCAAAGTTTCTAGTTCACTAGAGAAGTGATGTTCTTTAACTACTGATTCGATAGTACGTTTAGGTTGACGTTCAGTTTCAGCTTGTGCTTCTACAGGAGCTACTTCTTCTACTACTTCAGGAGCTTCTACTTCTTCTACTTCTACTTCTTTGATAGCTTCTATGATACCTTCAGTAGCTACTACTAGAATCATTTCATTCTCTAGTAAGTACTCTCCTACAGGTACAGGAACGTTCCCATCAGGAGTTACTACATATACTTCCATTCCTGCTTCAAAAGCATCAGCTTCTAGAATAGTTACTCCATCAGCTAACTTCATTTGAGCTAGTTCTACGATTACTGCTTTTCCTAGAATGATCTTTCCGATAGCAGATAGTTTTTCTTTTGTTGTCATGTTCTTAAAATAATTTAATTGCACCCAAGTTTTTGATATATTTTGCCAAAGTTCCTTTTAATCCTTCTTGGATATTTTTCTTTTGATCTAGAATATCTTTAGGAACGTCAATTCCGATAGATTTAGCAGCAACTTCAAATTTATCAAAAGCAGAAATAGCACTTTCATTAATTGCGATAATATCCTGAATCATTTTAGTAGTTTCTTGAATTTTTTTACCTACTAATTGCATTTCATCAAAACTCTTTTTTCTAGCTGCAATGGCATCTGCATACGATTTTTTCACATCGTCAATTAAAGCTAAATCTACTTTAACCTCTGCGAGTTCTACTTTACTTTCAATTTTCGAAAGTTTGTTTAGTACATTTTTGTTCATAACCTTAAAACTTATTTGATTTATATTGTTCCATTTTTAATTACGGATTATTTGCCGTACTACGATAGTTTGCTGCTTAGTAACTTCTCTTCCTCCTTGTAAAGCTCCTATTCCTTGCTCTGAAAGTTCTCCAGTACAGCATTTAGAAGAGTAGGTATTATCTTTACATAGACAAGCTCTCTTTCCTCTTTTAGGACTAGTTTTCGAACTCATTAGATAGATCTATTTACTATGAATTCAGCTCCGAATATACTACCTGCGTGAGTAGGAGATAAATAAACTTGAATCCCTTTAGTTGCAGTAGCTTCAGTTCCTACTATTTGAAAAGTTTTAGTAAACTTATGATTTACTCCGTTACCTTTAACAAATGGAAGAATATCAGAATATCCGTTAACTATAGCTCCTGTAACTGCATCTCCAAAGTATAAATCTGCGTGTTGATTATTAGATGATACATTAGCAGTAAAAGAAACTGATATAGTAAAGATTCTAGTTCTTTCTAATTTGATTATGTTATTATCAAAACAAATTAAATTATTTTGAATATTTACTCCTGCATTATTTGTAATTACGAAAGGAGAAGCAGTAAAAGTAAGAGGAGAGCCTGAAGTATATTGAGTATCAGCTATTAACTCATAACCACTCTGAGTAGAAGGAATTTCAGTACTATTCGCTAATTGCAAAAATTCTACTCCATCCCCATAATAAACTCTTCCTTCTGAATATACTATAGCTCCCTTCTCAGGAACTGCATTGTAATCATTTTCACTATTAAAGTTCTCTAGCTGATTATCAAACTGCGAGTTAATAGTTCTTCTTTCTTCTATCATGCGTTCAAAATATTTAAGATTTCATTTAATAATTCTTCATCTGATTTATCAGTACTTAGTTTAGCTTCTGCAGGTTCAAAATATCCCTCTATAGAGAATCCTTTAATCTCTCCTGCTTTTACTTTATCCCATACTTCAGGATTATCTACTTTCATAGAAATCATCCAAGTTCCTACAGGTAAATCAAAGCCATAGATAGCACTCTTATCTTTCTCTTTATCTTCAATTATCCATGATTCTACTACTGACATCCCTTCGATTTTCATCTGATGCTCATAAGTAGCATTATTCTGATTCGATCTCTTTAAGAATAGCTCTGAAGCTTTACGAATAGTTTCTTTAGAGAAATAAATATAGAATTCTCCGTTATCTTTATCTCTGCGATAAATCTGCTTATCAGGTACTAATCCTGCTCCCATAAGAATTTTCTTCTCCTCATCTACTGATTTAAGTTCTATCAGTTGTTTATTTAGAGCTATCCAGTTTTCCTCTATAGCAGGAGATTCTACTACTGATACTGCATGAATCCCTTGTTTCTCAGAAGATTCATCTAAAACCATTTCTATAATATTCATACCTTCTAAACTTTAGTTATTTATAATGTAGCATTTTTTATTCTATTCCTATCTAAGCTCTGAGCAGTAGTAACTTCTCCACTAACTACATAAGCTTGTACAGGTTGCGATCCTAACTGAGCTAATTGATTTACAGGATTATTTCCTACTACGTTAAAATTAGGCGACATAATAGAACTAGCAGAAGGCATACTTACTGCTTCTCCTCCTCCTGAAGGAATAGTTCCTCCTTCGAACTTTGTACTAGCTATCTTTTTGATATTTAATAATCCTGCAGTTACTGCGGCCGCAGAAGCTAAAGCACCTAGTACAGGACCAACTACTGGAATACTAGCCATAGAAGAGAAAGCACCTGTAGCACTCTTAAAAGTATCTATAGTAGCTTGTCCTATTTGAGATGCTTTCTGAACTTTAAAAGCTCTCTCCTGAGATTTCTTAGATTTACCCTGAAATAACTCTGATAAATTAGATAGAGTATCAAACATAGATTTAGCTCCGTCTACTAAGCCATCGTTAACTTCTTTGCGATGCGTTTTCATAGCATCCGCCCATTTTATTTGAAGTTCTTCTAGCTTAGTAAATTTCTCTCCTTCTACTGCGATTTCTTCAGCATTAAGATTATCTAAGTTATTAATTTGTTCAGTAGCTAAATCTAGAGCTTTCTGATTCGCTTCTTCTATTCTAGCTAATCTCTCTTCTTCTATTTTAGCATTCTCAGCATCTATCTCTTTTTGTAAGTCTAGCTCTGATAGGTAAAGTTCTTTCTTTGCATCCTTCTCAGCTTGTATTCTTTCTAGCTCTGCTTCGTGAGCTTCTTGTGCCCTAGCTTCTCTTTCTTTTCTAGCATTTATATCTAGAACTTTTAAATCAGTTTCAGCATCAGCTACACTATCTTTCATACTTTGTAAATCAGTTTCTGCCTGATCTACTAAATCTTTTAATCCTTTAGCCATCCATCCACTCTGCTCCTGTACGAACTTAATGGATTGAATCATTAGCTCCATCTCCTTTATTTGCTCTTTCTGAAAAGCTATAGAACCTTGAATCTTTTGCTTTTGAAGTCCTAGAGTAGATTTACCTTCTGCTTCTGCTAGTGCTATAGCTCTATCATAGTTCTTTTGTTCACTCTCGAAAGCTTCTCTTCTTTGCTTACTAGCTTCAGCTTCTTTCTCCATTCTAGCATTTACCTGCTTCATGTGAGATTCATGCTGAGTTCTCCTAGTTTTATCCTGTTCACTCTCTATTAATCCTAGTGCTTCCATAGCACTCATAATAGCCTTAATAGTTAAAGTCAAAGGAAGGAGAGCTAGGTTAATTACGGATTTTACTCCATCTCCTAGATTATTGAACTTCTCCTTTGCCCAGTCCACTAGTCCTCCTAGCTTATCGAAGTTTGCATATAAAGCTCCGATAGCTATTACTAAAAGTCCTATTCCTGTAGCTCCTATAGCTCCCTTAATTCCATTGAAAGCAGAAACTGCAGTAGAACCCATAGCTTTAAAAGCAGGAACTGCTTCTCTAATTCCCTGAACTCCTTGTGCCATAGCCATAGCACTCTGAACTTTCAAAAGAGCCTGTTCTACTTCTGCTGAATCTGCTCCCATAGATCCCATAGCTCCCTGAACTAGTTCGAATCCTGCAGTAACTCCTCCTAAAGCTCCTCCTAGCTTTCCTGAAGTTGTCATAGAGAGAGCTTCGATACCTGCATCAGTTTCTCTAATAGTTTTACGCATTCCTGCTACTTCCTTAGAGAGCTTCTTAAATTCATCAGATGAAGTATCTCCTGCATGAGCCATAAGCATAAGCTTATCCTCCATCTCTCCCATCTGAGTAGTAAGAGGAACTAGTTCATCTGATACTCCTTCTATAGCATCTCCTAAGTTATTTATAGAGTTCGTAGCTGATGCAGTATCTATCGTTATTTTTGCTTTATACTCTTCCATTCTTCAAAGCTTTTTTTAATTTGCGTTCTCTAATAGCCTGATTAAATACTTCCTTTACTGAAGTAGGTATTTTATACTTTCCTTTAGCTATTTCTACATTCTCAGAGATTCCGTAATGATTCGACATCCTGAGCATATTTAATACGTTTGTTATCATCCTTGTTGAATTATTTGTAAATAAGTAGTTTCTATAGTTCCATCGAAATATTCATAAGTAATAGGAATAGTATATACTAGTTCTCTTCCTTCTTCATTTACTAGTTGTTCTCCTCTTTCTCCTATTAAATAATCTCCTTCTTCAGTAATTAGAGTATAGATCAAATTAGTATTTTCAGGAATAACGATATCTAATCTAGTATCTTCAAAGAGTTCAGTTTCACTAATAGAAATAATTCCAGTTCCTGTAATATCTATAGTAGCTTTATATACTCCATTCGGTACAGGTACTGCTACGTTAACTAGAGAAGATCCTCCGAATCCTATCTCTCCTGATACTTCTCTAATAGGTGCTAAAGGTCTGAAATCATTTATAAGAGTAAATTCTACTTCTCCTGAAGTTAAATCTGATTTCATTTCGTTTATGATATACCTCTTATCTCTAATTACTAGCCTATCATTTAGCTTTAAGCTAGTAAGAATAGTTATAGGAAGATTCGCTTTAATGTAAGTAAGTCTATTCTTCTTATTGAATAAGTTAACTATATAATTAAAGTAGTACGTTTCAAAAAGTGAGTTGTTAATAGGTACATTCCACAAAGTAGAAGTTTCTGCTCCCCAGTTCAAAGAATAATCTATTCCTGATACTCTTAAATCCTGCCCGAAGCAAGTATAAGAATTCAGCATATCTATCGTAGTACCATTATCAAAGTACCATACGTTTGTACTGATTCCTCCGAATTTATATAAGAGTACAGGCTTAGTTACATAAGGCTTAAACTCAGGAGCAGTTCCTAGAGCATAAGCTACTTGAATATCTTCATTCGTGAATCGGTTAAACATTAAATTCTCGAAAGGAGATTCTATAGAGTACTCTTCTCCATCATAAGGAAAGGAATAATCTAAATTTCCATACTGCCTATTAAAGAACTGATTAAACTGAACGTTCATAAACGAAAGAGAATCCTGATACTTAAATCGAATAGTTCTATATAGTTTGATACGTTCTACATCTATATTCTCTACTATTACATAAGGAGTTATATCTCTTATTTGCCCTTTATTATACCATTCTTCTAAAGGTTCTAGCTGATATACGTTCTCTGAGATTCCATAACAAGTAAGATTAAATTCCTTTAGTACTCCTGCAAAATAATCAGCTACCTTCATATCAGGCATTAAATCTGCTAGGTTTACATTTCCTGATGCAGTTTGAGTAAAGTTCGTTATAGAGTAATCATTTATAGTAATAGGAGAACCTGCACTTACTCCTACAAAATAACTATTTATTATAGAATCAAATGTTATAGTATTTTCAGCTCTAAATACGAAATAGCATTCATTAGATAAAGAAGGATCATTATTATCAGTTATTAGATTATAGGTATTATTTCCTACTCCCTGAATAGTATTTACTAGAGTATTGTTTATATATACATCTACATAATAAATTATAGAAGTATCTGATACTCCTGAAAACGTTATATCTATATAATGAGTAATCGCATCATAAGGAGATGAATAAGAGCTATATTGAATTAAATTAGTATCAGTATATACGTTAACGTGTAAAAAGTATTCCGTAATAAAATAAGAAACTGAATCAAAATCAATAGTAACATTTTCAGTAATAAAAGAAGGAGCTTCTGATTTCTTAAGCCATAGATAAGCACTAGAAAATCTAGGATCTCCTAAATAAGTTCCTGTAAAGGAAACTCCATAAGTACTCTGAATTACTTCAAAAATATTCCTTACTCTATAAGCAGGAAATAACTCATCGAATACTATAGCTCCTGCAGAAGTATCTATATTATCATCAGGAGTAGTAGGATTATCATACTGCCAAACTCTCTGAGAACTTATTAAAGGATAGCATACATCGTAATCAGTAGCACTAGCTTCTACTCTAGCTTGTACTTCAGCTCCAGTATAATCAAATGAATCTGCTGAATAATCTAGCTGAGCTAATTTATCTTCTCCGAATTTATCCTTAAGAGCTAGTACATCTCCATAGAAAGTAACTGAATAATTATCTACTGCTCCATTCTTTAGATTCGCTTTCTCTAGTTGTATCTTTCCTCTTCTAAACGGAGTTAAGTCTATCTCTATATACGCATCTCTACGCATATTATGATTTATAGTACTATCGTAATCTGAATTATAGAAGTGTTGAAAGATTCGATTATTTACCTCCGAAGCAGGAATAGTAAAGCTCTGAGAGAAATCCGTAAATACCTTAGAGATATCAGCTATATTCTGAACTGAGCTATTTACATTTATTTTCTCATCGTTAAAGAGTTCTATCCTTTCTCCTTCTACATATATTTGAACGTTCCTTTTCATTACACTACTGAGTTAATAATGTCATTAGCGAATTCGAATTCTAAAGCATAATTTATAATCTTAGTATTTATCTCTTTTAATTTAGCTAGAGATTTAGATCGTAGTTTTACAGGAAGTCCATTTAATAGAATCCTTTCTGATAGCATAAGTTCCTGAAGAGGAGTATTCATACTTTCTCCTCTGATACCTGTATTCACTCTGATACTTTTTATTCCATTAGCATTGAATTCTTTTCTTTGCCCTTCTAGAGTAGAATAATCCACTAAATCAGTTTGAAGTAAATTGTAAGTAGTAGCAGTAGAATCTATCTGCTCATTAGATGCTCCAAAGAAAAACTCCCTTTGCCATGCTCCGTACTTATTTACGAAATCGCAAACGTAAACTTGATTTCTACATTCGTGAATAGGTCTGAAAGTATATCTAGCTAAATCACTAAGATCTGAATCTAGAAGTTCTAATATATTTCCATCTGCATACCAATCAGAATAAACTCTAGGAACGTCTTTAATAGCAGTTCCTGATATTCCTAGTACTTCAGTAGCTCCAGTTCTTAAATTAGTATATCTAATATCAGTTACTACTTCAGCAGTTCTATCAAATGTTAGATGTCCTGCAGAATCTAAAGGAGTAGCTCCTATAGTAGCATTTTCATCGTAATGATAGTAGTAAGTATTTCTAGGAGTTAAGAAGTAGTTACCTATCTGAGGATTATATCCTTCTTCATAGTATCCGTATCCATCGAATCCTAAATAAGAAATAGTATCTAATAAAGTATAAACTCCTCCTGATAGTTTGTATCTCTTTATCCTTACATTGCAGTACTGAGAATTCGGAGTATCTTCTATGCTATCAAATGGAGTTTGCCATGTGTTATGATTTATAAACTCTCTTACATAAGGAGAGATATTATAAGTAGTTTCTATCTTAGTCAAACTAGGAATAGGCTTAGATAGTTTATGAGTAGGAATAGTAGGAGGAAAGCCTGAGTTCCATAAGAAGATTTCTATCTTACTTCCTGCCTGTCCAGTTTCACTCACTTCGATAATAAAAGGAGATCTAGCGAATATTTTCATCTGTTAAAGTTTTGTTTCATTATACTATCTATTAACTTTCCTGCATCTAATCCGTACGCTCTAGTAATTTCTTCAGGCATTCGCTTAATAGCATTCTCGAAAGGTTTAGTAAAGAATAGAGAAGGCTTAATCCCATTTCTGAATATATGTCTAGCTAGTAAAAACTGAAGAGATTTAGTGCTTATAAACTTTCCGTTCTTATCTCTAGGAGCTAGCCCTTTCTGCCTAATCCATTTAGCGAATACTTTCGGAGGTGGCATCTTAGATTTATAGCTGAATTCAGTATTATACTTCTTATTAACTCCACTTACTCCTTTATCCTGAAAGAATCCGTATCCCTCCATACTAAAGATTAACTGAATAGAATTCGGATAAGCTTCTACATCTCCTTCTATAGAGTTATAGAGCTTCTTTCCTGCGTTCTTTCCTAGTCTAGTAAGATTACTCCTACTTTGCTGAATAACGTACTTTTTAAGCTCTTCTAAAGCTTTCTTAGTTTCTTCCTGATTCATTAGCAGATGCTCATTTCATTCGGAAGGATAATATCTAAAGTCATAGCCCATCCTGCTAGAAGGTTCTCAAAACGTTCCGTAAAAGGTTCGCATGAAGCATTTCCTAAAATCTCTAGCCTATCATTAAGCTCTCCTCTTCGAAGTAACTCAGCTACTCTAATTAAGATAATAGAAGTAGTATTTAGTACTTCCTGCTCATTATCATTTCCTCTAAATCTATCAGTAGTTTCATTCTGAGAAATATCTACAATATCCATTGCCATAATAGTAACGTTAAAACGTAGTATATTAGCTTCAGGCGACATATTATTGACAATTATATGCACTAAAGGAAATAGAGTCTGCTTATAATTATCTATATCATCTAAAGATCCTGTAGTTACTGAGGTTACTAAAGGAATATCCTCAAAAGCTTCTCTTAGTGTATCAATTAAATAGGTATATGCTTTCATATCTTAGTTCTTCTTCTTATTTCGTTAACTTCTATAGTATTCTTTTCTTTCTCAAATGTAAGGAAGGTTAAAGCCTGATGAATGGAAAGTTTAGTAACTTCATCGAACTTTGTAGCATCTCCTTTTGCGACTGCATATATTGAGCTATACCATCCCCACCTTTCTCCAAATTGAGCTCTTTCGCTATAATCGTTAACTCCTCCTGATTCATCTCCTTCATCTGCTCCTGTAAAAAGTCCATCGTACCTCCTAGTAATTCTGCTCCTAAAGTCCAAAAAAAAACATTAGCAGAGATAGCTACGTTTAATGGCATTCCCTTCATTACTTCAGCATAATTTATAGAAGATTCGTAATCCTCTATAGAGTACTTATCTCCTTTAACTTTTACTATAGGTCTAAATAGAACTGCCATCGCATTATGCATAGTACTCCAGTCCGACATATACTTTTCAGCATCCATATATTCTCCCCATGACATAGATTCTAAATGAGGAATAAATCCGAATTCAGTACCTGCTAGTTTAAACCTATGAATAAGATGCTGATCGTAATTCTCGAACATCT